TTTCAAAAACCACTAAACTACCTCCTTGGATAATATTTATTTGAAGCTGTGATCTTCCTCTTTTTCCACTTCCTCTTCTTATACCTACTCTCCAAGCTAAATAAATAGGAGCATCAGGGTCGGCAGGATCGTCTGAAGCAAACTGAAAACTCCCCCACCATGATCCAGGACAACCAACACCGTTACCATCCACACAAGGAGGAACTATACTATTATAAAGAGTAGGGCAATCAGCAGTTGGAGAGGAAGCATTAGCTATATCTCCTAAAGCTGCACGATAGGTTACATTATAAGTTCCTCCATTTGCTGTGTCCCCATAATTTGTTCCTGTGTCTAAATCAGGATTGGCAGCGCTCCACCAATTATATAGATTTGTGAAATCTTGAGCGGCAGTAAAAGTTTCTTCATAATAATAGTCAATTGCCTCCACATTACTTCCACCTGGGTTTCTCCAAGCGTGATATTTTATAGTAATACTTGTACCAGCGGGAATAGCTATATTTGTTTTTGCTCCTGTAGAACCCCCCTGTACAAACTCGGTGTCATAATATAAAGGAATATTATCGACACTATAGCATCTTTTCTTTTTGTTATTTACATCAGATTCAGAATAATTCCATACAGACGGAATAGAAGAGTCGACAACATTAAAACTTAACGCATTTATATTCATATAAAAACCTACTGGCTGTGAAGAAGGAGTAGCGCTTGAGCCAGCAAAATCCTCAGCCTGAGCTTTAGCTTGTAACACCTCTACTTGTATTTCGTCAATCATTGGGCCTAACGCGTCTCTTTTTACTAAAAGCAAGTCGCCTGTTTTTACCTTCTCGGCATTATCTCCCTGCAACTGACACCAATACGTGCCATCTGTCGCTTGAACAAAAAAGTTAGTATATAGAGTTTCGTAATTATCAGCACTTGGTTTAACTACATATTTCCATCGCTTAGCCCAATAAGGAGGCGTGCTTTCTAATGTAACCTGCATTCTGTTTCTTAATATGCTATTAGCTGGAGGAACAAATTTAGTATTATTAGGAGATACTATCACAGTGGATGCTCTGGCATACTCATCCATATATACCAACCCTACCTCATAATCACGATTACTATGCAAGCTTCCTTGGTCAGCTTCAGTGTAAAAAGATATGTTTACGTCTGATATGGTAAAATACTCATAATCGCTTACCGTATAAGCCCCGTCATCATACTGAGATTCCATCGCTAAAGACGTTAATGTGAAAGTAGTAGAGCCTGGGCCTGTTATATCTAAACCAAAACCTTCTTGGTTAGTAGAGCTGTTTATAGAGCTAATAACTTTAGTAAAATTAGCCTGAGTTGTTACATTAGTATTAAAACTGTCTGTCAAAGAGTATCCTGCAGAAGCTGTTGCCATGGGCTGAAAATTAACTCCTTGAACTGTTCCTATAGCATTTTGAAAATCATCTGACATTAAAAAATCATACACTGATGAACTTCCCGTATAGTCTTGACTTAAATCTACAAAACACTCTACATCAATAGTTCCGCTATTAATTGTAGAACTCCACGAATTACAAGCTGGAGACGGAGTTCCGCTGTTTGTACATACTGTATATCCTAAAGTGGTGTTATTTAAAGCTCGTGCATTAGTTGTAGCTGAACGTAAAGACAAGTTAATAACAAGTTGCGCTCCACTTTTTAATTCATCTTTAATACTGTCTAAGTCAACTAAGGCTGAAGCCTGTTGGACAGTCGTAGAGTTTAATGGGTTTATACTATATAGTTGGCTGGATAAAGTAGGGTAAGGTATATAAAAAACCCCTATTTGATCGGCTAAAACTGCAACAGTGTAATTAGGTGAGATTTTTGCACCCTCTGATGAACCTATGGAAATATTATAACCGTCTATATAATTTCCATATACTAAGCGATTAGCCATTATTGTCTGGGCTTTAGCTAAGCGAGGCACGTTATCATATAATCTTAATATCTCATCACTCCCTAAAACTGTATATATTTTACTGTTAGAAAATTCTATAGTTCTATCTTGATTATCACCCCATCCTGATTGTTGTTTGTTGTAAGTGTCTATTTTAAATATAGTAGTGCTGTTAGAAAATTTATATAACAAATCTATTTCTATTACCCTGTTTGATCCTGTATTAAAAGTTACTTCAGCTCCGTTAAATCTATTTTGCATAGATTCATTATTATAATTCTCATAACTAAAAATAAATCTTCCTGGCTGAAAAGCAGGTAAAGTGAATAAAGAGGTGGCACTATATTCAAAATTTAAATACCTATATCTATATGCGAAAGAAATAAATTTATCTTCCATGTAATTTTCTTGATTAGGTATTTGAATTAACCTAACATTAGGAGAAGTAAGGGTTTCTGAATCAGGAACAGCGACCAATGCAGCATCTTGAAACCCTGGAGGTTTTACAATAACACTAATATCTTCTTCTTGAATTTGATCTACACCGTTTCCGTCTACAGATGGATAGTTAAAATTTACATTAATTTTACGAGGTGGATTATAGTCGTCTGTCCAAAACAATAAATCTTCAATTAAATCTACCCCTGTTATAAGATATGAAGGGTTAAAATTTAAAACACTTGTACTTTCCACATGATACGTGGTAACTTCAGTAGTTGTGTTATAAGAGACAATTAAATCCGCAGGACTTGGAGGGTTAGGAGCTTGAGGATTATTCGGATCATGAACAAACCAATAAATAGTTTCATTCATTCCATCTTCTAACGCTCCAATGCATCTTGCTTGAGCCGATAACACTACTCCTCTAAAACGAAGACCTGTTAATATCTCATTCCCTTTGGAATTTTCTACAGCTCCAATTTCTGTAGTTTCAGTTGCTCCTATCCTTACATTTAACGCATCAACATATTCGCCTGGCGGAAGTATTCTTTCATCCACAGACTTATTCATCCTGCCCTTTATAAAAGTTGAAATACTTTTTATATCCATATTACTTTATCCATTTATCCTGACCTCTTAAATTCATTAATAGTCTGCCAGGATGTATATTGCTTAGTCTAATTTTAGCGTTTCTTAATAAAGAAGATTTGTCTTTTCTTGCTCTATTAACTACATACTCTTGAACTCCTAATCTGCCGTTTAATAATGAATATCTGATAAATGCATATAGATAATCTTCAAATAATTTATTAACACTTATATTAGCATCGTCTCCACTTTCCATACCATCTGAAACATATTCCAATACAGCTGTCCTTCCAGACATTGAGGAGTCAAAGTTAATAACACCCGCTTGTTTATTGATGCTAAATGTAGGGTTTATATTAGCGGTCTCTGTATTTAAACCAAACCTTCCTCCTATCGAATAATCAAAATACCAGCCGCCATCTATAAAATAACCTAATGAGTTGTGATAAGGACTGTCTACATTTAAATAAATAGACCTCTTAGTACCTTGTATACGGTCATATGTTAAAGAAGAATATTCAGGCTTTAAAACATTCCCGTCTTGATCAAAAAGTATTCTTGCATTATTATCTTGTAGATATGCTCCTGCCCAGTTTGTTTGGATATTTTCAGTCATTGGATATAATACTCCGCCTTCATATAAGGAAATTCTAACCCAATTCACATAATCTTGAGGCATTATAAATCTCAAATCTTCACCTACCTCAAGTTCTAATATTTTAATTTCTTTCATGGCATCATAGTTTAACTCTTGAATACCTCTTTTAGCATAAAACAAAACCTGATAACGATTAATGTTATTTAATAACTCATTGTTTCCTTGATATATAAGCATAAAATTACTTACCACTTCTTGTAAAGTAACATATTGATATGACCCCCAGTTTTCATTTTCTGGATTTACACCACCGTTTTCGTAATATTGATAATCTGTTATATAAGCCATATTATTGTGCGTTTTCTTCTGTATTTTCTTGTGTTACCCCTGTTGTTCCAAAAGTATAAACATCTTCTTCTCTTATTTCTATCCCCACGTATTGACATATTTTTGCCACCAGCGTTGGCTCGTCAGATAACGGCAGCTCGAAATCTTGATAATCTGCCTGAGTATCATTAAAAATTGGAGTCCCCTCACTGGCTGAAATAATACTATAAGTCCATTTAGGAGGTAAGGGATAGCGTATGTATTGCGTCTTAACACTTCGAGATCCATCAATAGTTGAAGGATACACTGTTATTGTATTTCCATCTAAAACATAAGCAGGAAACTGATTGCTTGGTGCTGTTAAAGGGGAGCTGGTAAGATAAAATAACTTGTTCTGACTCACTCTTTCTACCTCAGCTACATTGGTGTTTGAATAAATAATATAAGCATCATTTAAGTTCATAATATTTGCACTAATAGAAAGCGTTGTAGAATCATCTACTGCTGTAACATAACACTGATTCCCAGTAGTAGTATTAACTATAATACTTCCTACAGGAGGAGTGTTAGGATTGGTTAAATTAGAAAATGCAGCAGTGGAATCGGTTAATTTAAAAGCCGCAACAAAAGTATTAGTCCCTGACGCTAAAGAGTTTGGGTAATAAAATAATTTATTAATTAAATAGTAGTCTGCAGGGAGAGAATAAGTGTTAGCCACTCCTACTTGTGTAAGAAAAACTTCTTGAGAAAACAAATCAATTACTTCTTCTAAGTTTTTTACTATATCTGCATAACCGCTACCAGAAACCCTTAGGTTTTGTTTTGTAACCCAATTATTATATTGGTAAAAATAATCCTCAAACAAATCCATTTGAGCTTGCTGACAGTATAGATTAAAATCCTGTGGACTTATATATCCATAATTGTTTTTGTTAGCTATTGCTAATACAGTATTTCTTACATCATCTATCATAAGGAGATTGTTTGTACAAAGATAAGAAAAAAAAAGAGGCCTTATTTTTTTTAAGACCTCTTCTATTTTCAGTTAGCTTAGATTAAACTACGTTGATCGTAAGTACCTTACTTGGTGGTAATTCCCACTCGTATTTTACTAACGGCCACGCTTGTATCAAGGAAGCTTCTACTGCGTCTTGAAAAGCATCTCTCATCATTTCATCACCAGCCGCTACTGCAGCATGTGTGATTTTTACTGCTATACCACTTGCCCCACCATATTGAATATTAACTTCACTGTTGATTGGGTCAGCTGCTGCATTTTCTACTAATACAACTCCAGAAGAAGCAATTAATTGCTTTGATGAAGCTGTTGCAGAATAAATGATAAAGCTTTTAGCATTTCCTACGCCATTACCTTGTGTTGCTCCAATAGGAGTTAAAGACAAGATATTAGCACTATCAAGAGCTGCTACAGTATACATTCTGTCATCAGTTGTATCATGGAGAATATCTCCTACTGCTACTCCTGATGAAAATGCTCCCGTATCTTCAACTTTATCGTTTCCTGATTGATCACCTGTGGATGTTCCTGTTAATGCGACATCTTGAACATCAACTTCTACAAATTTTTGCATTGAACTCTGCATTACGCTATAGCTATGCCGCTCACTGCGGAATTAGGAACGTAGTCATAAGATACCTCAGTCCAGCCTGTCGCAAGGGCTTCTACCATAGCATCTTGTACTGCGTCTCTCATTGCTTCACTTGAAGCAGAAATCGCTGCGTGTGTAATAGTTACAACTTTACCAGAACCATAAGCGAGAGTTACAGTTGTAGTAGTAGCTTGTTCTACTAATTTTACATCCAGTACAGAAACAAGTTGTTCTTGTTCATTTGTTACTGGAATTTTTAAAAATTTTTCCATAATAAATAATAACATTAAAGGTTATATGAGAATATTCTCTCCACAAAGATAAGCTTTATTTTTCTTTCTTATTTAGGTATTTTTTCAACAACTTAAATGTTTCCAGACCTTCATCAGACTGCATATATGAAGCTACAATATATGAGTAATCTTCTCCATAAGGCACAGTTAAAAGTTTCTTTTTGTTTTTAGGTAAATTGAAATAAACATCTTTATTTTGATTTCTTAAACTTAACAGTTGTCCATCAAAAAATTGGTAAACCGTATCTTGTAAATCAAGCATAGGGTCATTAAGAATGCTCATAAAGTCAGCAGGATCATTTTTAGCAAAAACTAAAATATCTCTTTTTAATTCAGGGATAGTCATTTTATCCACATTGCTTCCCATAAGCACTCGGCTAACCATAATTAGTTTATCTGTAGAGAGTTGTTTAGCCGCAATTTGCGCATCTAATTCCTTTTCTACCCTTTCTAATTCCTGAGATGCATCTGCTTCTTTATTAACCTCTTCAAAAACCTGTCCTCGTTGAGGATGGTAATGTAGAAATTTTTGCAAGACTTGATTTTCTCGTTGAACAACAAGCATTCCGTCTTCAAAAACTACAGGTTCTAAAATTGCATTTCCATCTTGCTCGTCTTCAAAAGGTGATTTTTGATTACGCGCATAACGTAAAGGTTTGTTTACTCCTGTTTCTGCATCAAAATGTAATAAGGGTGAACGCCTCGAATGTCGGGAGGCTAACATATAGGATAAAGGTTTTCTGTTGTTTGTTAACCTATAAAATTTGGTAGTATATTTTTCTTTTTTCATTATAATATAATTTAATTTAATTTAAAAATAAATATAAGGGGAGCTTTTACACTCCCCTAATATTAGTTAATTCAACTTATTGTTGGAATAAGAAGAAGTTGTTTGCACCTAAAGTACATACTGCTCTTTCACTTAAGAAATTCACTGTCATTGCATCTAAGTCAGATGTTCTTGCTCCACCAGCTGAACCAGTGATCCAAGTTTTATAACGTCTGTCTTCAGTTTCAGAAGCTCTATATCTTACGTGTAAGAATGGTCTCTTAGCGTTTTTACCTAAGATTTGGTCATATACAGAAGTTGAACCAGCTGGAACTAATAGTCCATTAACTGCTCCTGCGGTAATACCACCTCTCATAGTAGGATCGTTAAGATATTTCCAGTCAGACTTATAAAAGTCATAACCTCTTCTAAATCCTGTAAAGCCAAGATTTAAAGCCATATCCGCATCATT